AATATAAATGCAGGAGTTTTTGGTCCATTAACAATTAATGCGACTTTAACAATTCCAAGTACTTCTGTTTTATCTATCGTTTAATTATGGCTTTATCTATAGACGGCACAACTGGTATTTCTGGTGTTGATGGATCAAACACTGCCCCAGTCTTAAAAGGCACAGACGCTAATACTGGATTATCATTTGCATCTGATACTGTTAATATAAACACAGGTGGAACAACTAGGGCTACAGTTGATAATTCGGGTGCTTTAGATGTTCCTACAACATTTCCAATAAAAGTAAATGGTAGTGAAAAATTAAGAATTACAAGCAATGGACAAGTAGGATTTAACTGCACACCTGATGGATCAGACTTTACAGTTGCTTTAGTTCAGATGAAATTTGATACTAATAGGCATTTTAGATTTAGTTATGCACATGACAGTTTACCATCTATTGAATCAAGGCAAGATGCAGGGGCATACAATGGAATGAGGCTTGCAGCCGACAATTTTAGATTAAA